GCTTTTCAAAGAGCGTAATCAGGTTGTCCAACAGACTGCTAACGCAGAGCTGGCGGCTCGTAAGAATACTGTGAAGTCTGCTGCTACAGGTAACGCTCGCGGTTCCGCAGAAGGGTCAAGGAAGAAGGTCTATCGTCGTGCTGACATTATTCGACTAATTAAGACCGACCCAGAGCGTTATCAAAGTCTTTCAGATGATATTTTGAAAGCATACGCCGAGGGTCGAGTTAAATAGCCTTAAAGGAGACTTATCATGGCTACAGCAACTTACCCAGGCACAGGCGGATTTACCGCTTTAACAGAAGCAGGCACTTTCATCCCAGAAATCTGGTCAGATGAAATTATTGCTTCTTATCAAAAGAACTTGAAGATGGCACCCCTTGTCAAGCGTATCGCTATGAATGGCAAGAAGGGTGACGTTATTCATATTCCTAAGCCTACTCGTGGTGATGCCAACGCTAAGGCGGCCGATACTGCGGTAACGATCATTGCCAACACAGAGTCAGAACTGCAGATTGCTATCAATCGGCATTTTGAATACTCGCGTCTGATTGAGGACATCGTAGAGGTACAGGCACTGTCATCTCTGCGTCAGTTCTACACTGAAGATGCTGGTTATTCGCTGGCTGTACAAGTTGACAATGACCTTCACGCAGCCGGTACTGGCTTTGGTGATGGTGGCGCTGTTGTATTCAGCCCTGCTGCTACTGATTACCAGCACACTGGTTGTTTCTTCAACGATAACGGCACTACCACTCAGTACACTGATGACACCTTGGTAGCTGGTGACGAGTTCACGGATGCTTTCTTCCGCGACATGATCCAGAAGATGGATGACAACAATGTACCGATGGAGGGTCGTAATCTGATCGTTCCACCCGCAACGCGCAAAGCGATTATGGGCATTGATCGGTATGTATCATCAGACTTTGTTTCTGGTGGCACAGTCAATAGTGGCTTGATTGGTAACCTGTATGGCGTGGACGTTTACGTTTCCGCTAACTGCAGGACTATCGAAGCGGCTGCTGACAATACCGCATCAAGTGTTGATACTCGTGCGGCCCTGCTTTTCCATACAGAAGCTGTTGTTATGGCAGAGCAAATGGCTGTGCGTTCTCAGACTCAGTACAAGCAAGAGTACCTGTCTACTCTGTACACCGCAGACACCCTTTATGGTGTTCAGGTGTATCGTCCTGAAGCTGGATTTGTCTTGGCAGTTCCATCTGCCTAATCAATACGGGGGCTACGGCCCCCTTTCTTCTTTTCGGGCTGGGATTGAGCAATGTCTAACTACACAAAGACTACCGACTTTGCGGCTAAGGATACCCTTCCAGGTGGTGACACCAATAAGGTTGTTCGCGGCACAGAGTTTGAAACAGAATTTGATGCCATATCGACTGCAATAGCGACTAAGGCTGATACGGCAAGTCCCACTTTTACCGGCACAGTCACCATCCCCACTGTTGATATTAACGCAGGGGCTATTGATGGCACGGCAATAGGCGCTTCTTCAGCAGCCGCCGGTACTTTTACAAACCTGACTGCTAGTGGCACTGTTAACTTTAATGGCGCAACGATTAGCAATCTTGGCACTATTACGACCGCTAACCTAGATGGCGGCACAATAGATAACGCTGTAATCGGTGGTTCTACTGCTGCGGCAGGATCGTTTACAACCGTAGCGGCATCATCATCAATAACAGTCGGTGGTGCGGCAGTATTAACAACTGTGACGTTTTCTAATCTGGATGCTGGTGCGGTCACCACTTCTGGCGAAACCTTTACAGATAGTGACACCCAGATACCGACTAATGCTGCTGTAAAAGCACATGTTCAGGCTGTAATTCCTACGTTGTCTGTTACTGAAGCATCAGTTACAGCCCACCAAGCTGCATTAGCCATTGCAGCAAGCCAGCTTAGTGATGTTACGTCTACAGCGACAGAACTTAACCTTGTAGATGGCTCAACCGCTGATACGGTAGTAAATAGCAAGGCTGTTATTTACGGTTCTGCAGGGCAGATTACAGCTAATGAGCTAGATGTTGATAACATTCAAATAGATGCCAATGCTGTCAAATCTACCGATACCAATGGAAACATACAATTGTTTCCTAATGGCACTGGCTTTACAGAGCTATATGGCAATACCAATCCCGGCACAATCCGTTTTAATTGTGAATCAAACAGTCATGGCGTAACAGTACAAGGCCCAGCCCACAGTGCGGCGTCAACCTATACCGTCAAACTTCCCGATACGCTTGGTCTTACTCAGGCATCAGGCATTGTTACGTCAGATGCCAATGGTGTGGTCAGCTTTGACAATGGCACGATAGAAGAAGTCACCACTGTTACTTCTAGCTCCAATGCCGCCACCATTAACCTACGCGATGGCAACCTGTTTGAGCATGACCTGACAGAAAACGTCACTTACACCTTTAGCAACCCAGCCGCGTCAGGCAGAGCGTCATCGTTTGTGCTGAAAGTGATACAGGACAGCAGTGCCAGAACGATCACATGGCCCACCAGTGTGGATTGGCCTGCAGCTACAGCGCCTACCTTGACTGCGACAAACAATGGCGTGGATGTATTTGTATTTTTCACTATTGATGGCGGCACGACCTATTACGGCTTTGTTGCTGGGCAAGCACTGGGATGAGTGTAGCTAATAAGCTATTACAAGCCGCCGCTGGCAATGCTGGTGAAGCTGTTTACGTTGACGATGTGTTTTCTACGTTTTTGTGGACAGGAGATTCTAGTGGCTCCCGATCCATAAATAACGGCATAGATTTAGATGGTGAAGGTGGCCTTGTTTGGATCAAGGGAAGAACCGCCGCGTATGACCACGCTTGGTATGATACGGCGCGTGGCGCTACCAAGGAAATGTACAGCAACAAAACTGATGCTCAGCAGACGAATTCCAATGCTCTTACATCATTTAATTCCAACGGCTTCACCATTGGTGCGGGTCCGATAGTCAACAATAATAATGATGATTATGTCGCTTGGTCATTCCGCAAGGCAGAAAAGTTTTTTGACATTGTAACGTGGACGGGTAGTGGGGCCGCAAACCACACTATCAATCATAATCTTGGCTCAGTACCGGGTATGATAATTTGGAAAAAATATAGCAATACGGATAGCTGGGGAGTTTATCATAGAAGTTTTACAGGCTATATACTGCTAGAGGGAACGGCTGGTAATAGCACGGTAGTCATAGACAATGTCACTGACACATCTTTTAGACTTAAATATGATTATGGTTTTTTAAACGCTAGTTCAGAAACCTACGTTGCCTACATATTCGGCCATAACGAAGCAGAGTATGGTCAAAATTCTGACGAAGCGATTATTCATTGTGGAACCTATACGGGAAGTGGGTCTACGGGAAAGTTTGTTGATCTAGGGTTTGAGCCGCAGTGGGTATTAGTAAAAAACACAGATACAAGCGCGCCTTGGGTACTCATAGATACTATGCGAGGGATGCCAGTTGACGGTGACGGTGTAAGGCTTTTAGCAGACCAGAATGTCGCAGAAGTTAGTAGTGCTAGTTATTTTGCGCCAAGACCAACAGGTATGGAGGTGACACAGCAAAATACCTACGTTAATACCAGCGGCCAGAATTACGTCTACATGGCTATCCGCAGACCCAACAAGCCAGCATCAGAGTTTGCGGCTACTGGGTTGTTTGATACAAATTTAACGACTTCAGATTCTCTTGTTCAAACTTCTTTAACCCGCACAGACCTTAATATACAAAAAGATAGAGGCTCTGCCTATTTTCTTGCACAAAGCAGGCTTACGGGAAATGTCAAATATCTACAAACAAACTCCAATAACGCAGAAAGTAATTATTCCACATCTGACCCAGTGGGCGTTTTTGATACGCAAGGTAAGGTAAGGACGTATGCGGGTAGCGAAAGCAATGTTATTTGGTCCTTTATGCGAGCCAAAGGTTTTTTTGATGTTGTGACTTATACATCAAATACAACTTACCCAAACACCTTTAATCACAATTTGGGGGTGGTTCCAGAGCTTATACTAATAAAAAGACGGGATAGTAGTTCAGCATGGGCTGTTTACTCAGCAACAACAGGAAATACTAAACACTTGGTACTAAGCTCAAATGCTGGCGAATCAGCCAGTTCATATTGGAACAACACAACGCCGACCAGCACCGTAGTTACTGTTGGAGGTCAGGATGAGACGTGGGGATATGGCGGTTATACTTATATAGCTTATTTGTTTGCGACTGTTACTGGCATATCAAAAGTGGGTAGCTATACCGGAACAGGTAGTGACTTAAATGTAGATTGTGGATTCAGTGCTGGTGTTAGGTTTGTTTTTATTAAGCGTACAGATTCTACTGGTGATTGGTATCTTTATGATTCTGAAAGAGGGATTGTGGCAGGAAACGATCCTTATGTGCGGTTAAATAAGACTAATGCTGAAGTAACCAACACAGATTATATAGACCCCCTTAGCTCTGGATTTACGGTGACATCATCAGCGCCAGCGGATCTTAATGCCTCTAGTGGCACTTACATATTTTTAGCAATCGCATAGGAATTGACATGGCAGAGTATAGAAACAGGTCAAACGGCGAGATAAAAACGGATACTGAACTCCGTGCCGCAAACAAAAACATGAGCTTTCCTAAAGCGTGGAATAGCTCTGTCCACGATGCGTTGGGCGTTGACCCTGTATTAGAGGCTCCTGCTCCCGAACCCAGCGCGGCGTACAAGTCTGTCGTTCGTAACGGCGCTGTAGAGGACGGTAAAGGCAACTGGGTATATGCGTGGAAAGAGCAGGAAATGTTTACTGAATATACTGATGAAAACGGTGATGTTCAGACTGTGGCGGCGCAAAAGACAGCTTATGACACGGCAAATACTGCGGCTAGGGCGGCGGCTGAAAGAGCCAAGCGTACTGCCCTGTTGGAAGAGACAGATCATTACGCTCTGTCAGATGTGACGATGTCCGACGCCATGAAAGCGTATAGGCAGGCATTACGCGATGTGCCACAGCAAGCTGGGTTTCCGTCAAGCATTACATGGCCTGATAAGCCGTGATATGTGAAAACAATTGTGTTGTATCTGGTGTTGAATACCTACACCTACACATGGGCTATTGGTAGTAGGACGAGGCTAGAACATTACAGAGTTTGCAAATACAAGGAGCTAAATAGCGAATCAGATCAAACGTATACCTGGCATTTACCTTGGCCTAATTCATATTGCGATCCTTATGTGATTTACGAGGTTCCTGATGATTGACCCAATTACAGCAGCAGCGGCAGCTACAAAAGCATATGCAGGGGTCAAAGCATTTATTGAGGCGGGCAAGTCCATTGAGGATACGTTTTCAGCAGTAGCTAGATGGCAGGGTCATGCGTCAGATGTTTTGTATGCAAGCCAGAGGCGGCAGAAAAAACGCAACCCACTTAAAGATGTGGTGTTTGCAAGTTCGGTAGAGGCAGAAGCGGCCCAGATGTTTGCCGCAAAGAAAAGGATTGATACACAGAGAAAAGAATTAATAACTTTATTGCAGTATGCCTATGGCAATGAAGGTTTGGAAGAGTATCGTAACTGTATGAAAGAAGTTCAGGCACAAAGGCAGAGAGAGGTTTATGCGCAGCAAGAAGCAAAAGATTTAATTATTAAATCATTTTGGATTGCAGTTCTTGTAGGCATAGCTGGTTTCTTAATTACATTTATTGTTACGTCAGTATCGGGAAAATAAAGATGGAAGAACCAACAAAACAAGTAATAGATGTAATCAGCTTTGGCACTGTTATTGGTACTGTCTCTGCAATTCTTCCGCCACTTTCTGCCTTGTTTACGATTATTTGGGTAGGCATTCGCATTTGGGAGACTGATACGGTGCAAGAACTGACAGGCCGAAAGCAGAAGCGTGATGATAAAGGTCGATTCGTAAAGGATGATGACTGATGGCTTTACAGTTTTTAATTGGCCCAATCGCTAATCTTGCCAAGTCATGGATGGATAATAAACATGAGCAATCTCAAGCCAGCCATAAAGCCAAAATGGAAGTCATTAGCAATACAGCCACCTGGGAGGAAAAGATGGCTGCTGCTTCCGCCAACTCATGGAAGGATGAGTTTTGGACGGTTATTTTATCAATTCCTCTCTTATGTGTTGGTTACTCTATTATCGTTGATGACCCCGATATTCTTGGCAGGGTTTCTGATGGCTTTAATGCTTTGGATACTTTGCCAGATTGGTATCAGTATTTACTATTTCTTGCGGTATCTGCGTCATTTGGAGTACGTGGTGCTAGTAAGCTGATGAAGCTGAGGGGCAAGTAATGGCAGAGTTATTTGCTACCGCTGAAAACGAAGAAAAAGCTAATGAGATTATTAAGCTATATAATCAATATCTTGGCCGCGATCCCTTGCAGGGCGGGATAGATGGCTGGCTTGCGACAAACCAAAGCATCGAGCAGATTGAGCAGGGCATAGCTAACTCACCTGAAGCTGCTGTATTTCAAACCTTTAATAGCACTATTGGCCGCGATCCGACAATGGAAGAGCGGGACTTTTTTGTAAATGTAAACCCTGCACCTATTGAGAATATTGAAGAGGTCTTATCTAACACGCAAGAAGCGCAGCAGTTCCAAGCTCAACAACAGCTAGATGAAACAGATTTGTTGGCCGATACGATTGACGATGACACAACGGCTGGCTCAACGCTTGATGACACAACAATTAATACAGCATCCCCAGAGCCGGTTAATATTAAAACTAATGATGAGGGTGAGCGTCTATATTATTGGGTTCCTTCTGGTGAGATGAATAGCGCATTCAAATCGACCGGAACAGAAGATGATAGGGCTGGCAGGCTTTTGCGCGATAAAGGCGGTTATTTTACTGAAGAAGAAATTCGTGCGGCTTTCGATGCTGATGAGGGAATGACTACGCTATCTAGTCAAGTAAATTGGGATCAATACTGGGGCTTCCTAACCGAGCGTCAAGATTTAATTGACTCAGGGCAACTTGAAACAGGGTTAGATGCTTTTCAAGATGGTCGTGAAGCAAAAGGGCAAGCTATTGAAGATGCAGGCGGTTTGATGGCTGCAGGAGGAGCAAAGGAAGCAGGCCAGGGCCTTAGAGCAATACAGACAGAGGCTTTCCAAGATTCTTATTCTGACATTGTGTACGGTGAAACACAGCAAGCTCTAATGGAAAAATACGGGATACCACAAACTCTCCAGCTTGATGATGGTTCGTTGTATGAGTTTAATGGTAGTAGCTTCACAAAAACATACGCTCCTGATAAAGGAAGCTTTATTGAAACAGCCCTTACTGTGGCAGTAGCGACCGCACTTACAGGCCCAATAGCTGGGGCAATAGCCGGCGCTACAGGTGGAGCTATTTCTGGCGCTGCTGCAACAGCCGCAGCCTCTGGCATTGTTAATACTGCGACTCAGTTAGCGTTAACTGGCGACTTTGATGTAACGCAGGCTTTGACATCGGCGGCTACGGGCTATTTGAATCCCAGCACTGCTGCAAATGTCATGTCTAATCCTGATGTGGCAAGTCTTACTAGTCAGGTAAGCAATACTGCTTTCAATGAAGTTACTGGCTCGCAAATAATTTCGGAGCTTACCAACGCCAGTGCTAACTCAGGTGCTGTTGTAGACGCAATTTCTAATGCGGTTGGTAGTGCTGCTACTAACGCGATATTTGGTGGTGACAAAGATTCAGGCGTTGTTGTAGACACCGGTGGTGCTACTGCTGACGTTACAGGCATGGGTTCAGACATTGGCGATGATTTTGGTGTAGATGTCACGATTACCGGCCCAACATTTACTTTACCTACAGACGATGATGAGGGTGGTGGTGGCGATACAGAAACAGGTGGTGATTCAAGTACTGACGAGCCAGACGAGGCTGATGGTGGTGATGCTACTGCTTCTCAACCTTCAACGACCGTAACGGTTGATCCTTCTGCTGGCGGTGTTGCGTCACAGGATGACAGCCTTCCTGAGATTGGCGATTGGGTTTTTAAGGATGGTGTATGGAACCAAGTAGCCGGTGTCTCTGATGAGCTTGGTGTCCCAACTGTTATCTATTCTGGCGAAATTATCACAGGGCCAGGATCAGAGGGTGAGGTGAAATCTGACGAAGAATGGGTAGTAATTGACCAAGGCGGCGGTTTTAGTGATGGCACTTATACGCAGGGTGTTCTTACAGACGGCGAGCCAACCATTGAGGGTGACGGAACTGGCACAGAGCAAACCGACGCAGTAAAAGCTGTGGATTGGATCTTGGTAAATCTGCCTAACTATGAAGATATGACAGAGGTTGAGATAAACCAAGCCTTAGAGGGTGCCGGTCTTGAGCCTGTTGATATAAGCAACGATGGCACAGTTACCTCTAAGACTGATGCCACAGAAACGGCTTCTACAACGGCCACTACGACAACCACTGTATCTACAGAGGCAACGGACAGCACCGGAACCACTGGGGCCACTGGTACTACCGGAACTACCGGAACTACCGGCACAAGTGGCACAAGTGGAACTACAGGCACTACAGGGACCACCGGAACCACCGGAACCACCGGAACAACGGGTTCTACAGGCACAGTAGGGACCACAGGTACTACAGGAACAACGGGAACAACTGGCGCTACTGGGACAGACTCGGTTACAGGAACAGTATCTACAGGTGGACAGGTCGAAGGCTT